GAGAAAAGTTACCCAGTAGTTATTCAGCCCTTAGCACCTTGGTTCGTTCTGTTTTGTACCAACCTCTTTGAGGTTTTTCACACAACTTAACTTAATAAGGAGGCCATTCATGGCTTTTAATAGCGCAAGCGGTCACAATAACTTACCAAATGGTAACTTTTCGGCCGTACTTTATAGCAAACGTGTTCAAAAGGAATTTCGCAAGAGCAGTGTCTGCGAAGATATTACTAACACCGATTATTTGGGCGAGATTAGCTCATTTGGAGACAGTGTTAAGATTATCAAAGAGCCAGAAATCACTGTTTCAACTTACGCTCGGGGAACTCAAGTAGCCGCTCAAGATTTGAGTGATGCAGATTTCTCGCTCGTAATTGATCAAGCCAACTACTTTATGTTCAAGATGGATGACATCGAAACCGCCCACTCCCATGTAAATTTCATGGATTTGGCAACGGATCGTGCGGCATACAAGCTACGCGATACTTTTGATGCTGAAGTACTTGGTTACTTGTCTGGTTGGGAGCTTAATGGTTCCAATGTTTGGGTACGCCGTAGCGCCGTAAATGGCACGAAAGCAGACTCAGGCGCAGGAAACGATGAGCTTTTAGCGGCAAACGCTTTGTCAATCCTCGACTTTGGTGGATCTGATTTAGGTGTTGACGCTGAAGCTACTTCTATCCCAGTTGCGGCTGGTGGTGGTGCTGGCGGCATTACTTCTCCATTGGCTATTCTTAACCGAATGGCTCGTAAGATGGACGAAGCTAATGTTGATACAGCGGATCGTTGGTTTGTAGCAGATCCAGTTTTCTACGAAATGCTCATGGACGAAAATTCCAAGTTCGTTTCGGCTGACTTTGGTGGTGGTGAAGAAATTCGCAACGGCCGCGTTGGTGAAGGCTTGATCCGAGGCTTTAAAGTCTACAAGTCAAATAACCTTCCTTACGTTGGAACTGGAGCCGGTACTGTACTTTCAACTGGTTCTGAGACTAACTTTGGTACTGTAGTAGCTGGGCATAAGTCTGCCGTAGCAACTGCTCAACAACTCAATAAGACTGAAAGCTACCGCGATACAGCATCTTTTGCTGACATCGTGCGTGGGATGCAGTTGTACGGCCGTAAGATCCTTCGTCCAGAAGCGATCATGACTGCCACTTACAACGTAGCCTAAGTAGCAAACTTAGGGGCCCCTGTAATGGGGGCTCCTTTCCTTATTTTTGGGGTTCTTGAATGGCTACATCTTTTATAAATTTAACTAACCAGCTTCTACGAAGACTCAACGAAGTTGAGGTAAAGGTAGTTGAATTTACTGGTTGTAGAGGGGTTCAAGCCCTAGCAAAAGACGCCATAAGAAACTCTATCGCGCAAATAAACGCGGCGGAGTACGAGTGGCCTTTTAATTCTGCGGAACATACGCAAACTTTGAATGTGGGGCAGGAAGATTACTCTTGGCCTCAGTACTTTAAAACAGCAGATTTTGAAAGTTTTATAGTGGCGAAAAATCCACTACTGGGAAATTCAACATCTAAGCTCAAATTTATATCGCGGGATGTTTATTACGATAAGCACCGGACAGATGATTTAGACGCGGATAACTCTACGGGCCTCGGACTACCTACTTTAGTAGCTCCCGCCCACGGTAACGGGTATATCGTGTCTCCTACTCCGGATAAGCCTTACGTTATACAATATCGCTATTACCTAAACTACGCAGATTTACAGTTAAATACTGACGCTACCCGAATTCCTACACCCTATGACTATGTCATTATTGAGGGTGCGCTAAGTCAGATGCACTTATTTAGGAACAATAATGAGGCGGCCAGTATTGCTCTCCAGCTTTTTCAAGAGGGCATTAAAAACATGCAAGGAATTCTAATCAATCAGTACCAGACGGTTACGGATACTCGGACTCTACGAGTGGTTAGGGCTTATTTCTAGATGCCAGATCAAATTGAAAGTTACAAAGTCGTTTGCGGAGGGGGGTTAAACTCTAATGAGAACCACCTCGACCTATCTGAGAATAGTCCAGGTAGTGCAATACGGCTTGTGAACTTTGAGCCTTCGTTGTTTGGGGGATACCGGAGAATAGAAGGGTACGCACCATACAGATCGTATGCGCCGGAAGTTGACCCGCTCAATGGCGGTGGAAAAATCTTGTCTTTGGACTTCTTTAAGAATGATCTAACGGGCGGGAAAGAACTTTGGGCCACTAGAAAAGTAAAGACTTTTAAATTTACGGCCGTGGCGGGGCAGACATCGTTCATTGGCTTTGATGACAACGGCAGAACTCTGGACGTTCTTGTTGCTAACAATACTTGGGCCTACATTAATGGCACAAGAAAATATGTTCTTCTTGATTTTACTATTAATTTAAATACGGCGGGGGGAGATGAGTTTGTTCTTAACACCCCAGCAAGCGCCGGAGATGTAATTGAGATAGACGTTAATGAGTACTGTTTCTACAAAGAAACGGGCGGAGGATGGCAGAAGGTTGTTCCTATTAACTCAGCCGGTGTTGAGTTGCGTAGAATGTCTGTTTTTGGGCAAATTACGCCAATTAACCGAGTAAGATCTGTTAATTTTAATTTCGGCTCTGGTAACATGATTTGTTTTGTAGATGGTGCGAATAACGCCCTTGTCTATAACGGCCTATATTGGAATGTTATTGTTAGCTCCAACTCAGGGGTAGATGCCCTAAATGCAGGGGGATCTCAGTGTTTAGACCAGCCCTCTATTGTGGACGTATTTAAAAATCACCTGTTTTTAAGTGGTGATCCTACAGACCCGTCAAAGTTAGCTCACTCAAGCCCGAATAATCCATTTGATTGGAATGCGGCAGTGACCTCTCAGGGCGCTAGTGTAGGTGCTGGACAGCAAATTGCTGGGTTTGATATCGTTGCATTTAAGACTTTCCGAGATGACTTATTTTTATTCGGTGAGAACAACATTAAGAAGTCGATAGTCAGCGCCAATGGCGACTTTTCTATTGAGCATGTTACGAATAATGTGGGCTGTATGGCCCGAGACTCTGTCTTAGAGATAGGCGGAGATTTGATATTTTTAGCACCAGATGGTTTCCGGCCTGTTGCGGGCACATCTCGTATTGGTGACATTGAACTAGAAACAATTTCTAAGCCGATACAACAACTTCTCAGGGAGTTACCCCATGTCTACGATGTAGACTCTTTGGTTGGCGTTGTTATCCGCTCAAAAAGCCAAATTAGGTACTTCATTGATCCTCCAAATGTTGTGGATCAGGAAGAAAGCTTTGGAATTATAGGTGGTTTGCGGAGTGCTGATCAGCGGCTCGGATGGGAATTCGGGGAGATGGTTGGAGTACGCGCAAGTTGTGCTGTTAGCGAATACGTTAACAATGTTGAGGTAGTCTTGCACGGCGACCACAACGGAAAAGTTTACCGGAGTGAAAATGGAGATAACTCCTTTGATGGATCTAAAATACTAGCCATTTATGCCACTCCGTTTTTTGACTTCGGGGAGACTGAAGTAAGAAAAGTTATGCGGAAAGTAAACACCTTCATCAGAGCAGAGGGGCCGCTAGAAATGAACATGGCTCTAAACTACGATTGGAATGACCCTAAGACTGCAAAACCCAATTCTTGGGTGCAAGTTTCTGAGGGGGCCCCAGTAGTCTATAAAGGCATAAACATAACGTATAACGGCGTTAATGTGGCGTATGGCGGCACGGATAAGCCCATCATCACCACAGATGTCCAAGGATCTGGTCAGGCGGCACAAGCCACTTTCGTAACTTTAGGGATAACTGAACCATACAGTATTCAAGGCATTGTCTTTGAATTCTCAATAGCGGGAAGATTATAAATGACAATAGGTTACTCTAGAACTTCCGTTGCTGACATCATTAACGGTGCAAATATTACTGCACCGCCTCTTAACGCTGAATTTAATGCTATTGCAGACGCTTTTGGCGGAACCTCTGGGCACACCCATACAGGCACTACTAATGATGGAGCGCCAATACCCTTATCGACCTCTGTTGTTGGGTATCTCTTAGATATTAATGGCGGTGTTGGTGGAAGAAATAATACAAACGCAGTAGCTGATCCGTCATCCATTGATGACGCTACCTACGGTTACTCTGTAGGCTCAATATGGATTAACACTACAACTAACCGCGTACACATCTGCCAAAGTAATCTGGCCGCACAGGCAGTCTGGTTTGAGCTAAATACAACAACCCATTTGGCACAGATGACGCCAAAAATTACGAATACCATAGACATTGGTAGTGCGGCCCTACAGTACCAAGATATTTATATTGATGGCATTGGGTACATAGATACAATCTATGGCGACAATATAGACCTGTCCGGCGGGATAAATGTCTTAACAGGAACGGCCGCTCTGAGCAGTGTGACTGTCTCTACAAACATCCATGTTAATGGTACTGCTAATCTTGGCACTGGCGTTAATATTGATGGTGGTAGCATTGATAACACCGTAATTGGCGCGTCTACGGCTACTGCCGTTACGGGCACGGTTATTACTGCAAGTACAAACTTTGTAGGTAACGTAACGGGTAATATCACAGGCGCGGTGACGGGTACTACAACAGGTACTCATGTGGGCCCTGTAACGGGTGACGTTACATCTATTGGAACAAGTAGTTTCCAAGACGTTAACATCTCAGGTTCACTTAACCTAAACGCAGGAACTTCTGGGACGGTTACAAATCTATCGGCCCCTGTTAATCCTCTTGATGCGGCCACGAAGTTATATGTGGATACTGGTCTTGCCGACTTAGTTGACTCAGCCCCAGGGACTTTAGATACGCTTAACGAATTGGCGGCGGCACTAGCAGATGACCCTAACTTCTCGACAACGATTACTAACGAGATAGCGACAAAGCTACCCCTAGCGGGCGGCACAATGTCGGGTGACATCAACACAAACTCCAATGCTATTACCGGCCTCCCTGCCCCAACTGTGGGTACAGACGCCACTAATAAGACCTATGTAGATACGTTCTTAAACAAGACGGGCGGCACTCTGTCAGGGGCTCTAGACCTCGGCAATAACAAGATACTTAATCTTGCCACCCCAACATTGGCAGGAGATGCGACCAGCAAATCCTACGTTGATGCTATTTTAGGAAGTGCCACCAATGCCGCCACTAGTGCGGCCAACGCACTGACCTCTGAAAATAATGCGGCCGGATCTGCAACTCTAGCTCAGAACTGGGCTAATCAGATGGGCTCACCAGTATCCGGAAGTTTGTATTCATCCAAGTACTACGCAGATTTAGCAAATTCAGCTACTCAAGACGTACAGCAATTTTTTGGTGTTTATCATGTAAGTGCAACCGCCCCGACAGTAGATATCGTTGCGGGGGATATGTGGTTTGACACAGGCACAGACCAGCTAAAAATCTGGAGCCAACAAGGCGCATGGATGGACGCGGGCTCTCAGGTAAACGGGCTCATAAACTACAAACATTATATAGTAGGAACTAACTCAACTGGATACACAGGGTCTGACACTACCTTCCCTTGCTCCTATGATATTGGGTTTGTTCAAGTATTTCAGAACGGCGTACTCTTAACCCCGTCTGACTATACTGCAACCAACAACATCGAGGTTATCCTCGGAACCCCTGCAAACACAGGGGATGAAATCACGATAGCGGCGTTTGGAACCTTTCAAGTAGCTAATACTTACACCCAAAACCAAGTGGATGCTCTTCTAGCCACCCGTGATGAACAAATTATAGCCCTAGAAGACGAAAACTTACTAAACCTCGGAGTATAAAGAATGACAGCTTACAACTTTAATACGCTGATCACCGCGATAGATTCCAAAGCTCAGGCTTTGGCCGCGAGTACTACCGATCCAAAGGATCTGGTGTATTTGGGTAAAGCTATCGAAGCGATCAATAGTGAAACAGACGCAATCGCCGCTCTTGGCTTATTGCAAGCCAATAACCTCAGTGACCTCCAGAGTCCTAATGCGGCACTTGGGAACTTAGGTTTCCAAATTAGTGGGGCATCAGCGGGCCAGACACTGGTATATAACGCAACCCTACAAAAATTTGTTAATGGTGCGGCGGTATCAAATCTTACGTCTGCCGGAGATCCAACAACAAGTACAGGAAATGCAGATTCTTTAGGAACTATGTTTATCAACACAACAAACGGCGAAATATTTGTTTGTGTGGGTGCGACTGCCACTAAACGACAATGGCTTGGTACTCTCGGCTCAACTGTTGGTTTCCCGCGTGGAGAAGTCATTTGTTTTGAAGCTCAAATGGACTCAAGTCAACACTCTGGGCCAAAGACTACTACTTGGACAGTGCCGGATGGCGTTACTTCTTTCTGTGCCGTACTCGTTGGCGCAGGGGCCGCAGGAGCAGGTAATTGGGCTAACTCAGCGGGCGGGGGTGGCGCACTAGCGTGGGCCAATGATATCGCTGTAGTAGCAGGAGATACCATAGAAATTTCTTCCGGTGTAGGTGGTTGGAATACTGGTCACGGACAAGATTCTACTATCTCTAAAAACGGCACACTTCTATTTACGGCTGAAGGCGGGAGACATAGTTGTACTGCTTTTTCTAACATTGCTAAACCTCTCGCAGGAAGTATTACCCCTGGAAACATTAGTGAAGGTAGGGGCGGAATGTGTTCGTCCAATGGCTACGGCGGTGGAGGTGGCGCAGGAGGCTACTCAGGAAGTGGCGGAAATGGCTATTATGGGTATCAATCCACAGGAAACGGTAGCAACACACTGAACAACAGTATTGATGGTACAGGTGGTGCGGGCTCGGGTGGAGGTGGATACCAATCTTCAACCTATTCATTTGGTGGGGGAGGTGGCGTGGGCCTCTTCGGAGAAGGGCCTTCTGGTGTTTATTCAAGTATAAGAAGCGGCTTTAACTCAAACTCTTTCTACAACAACAACAACGGCACAACTAATCATCATGGTGGCGTTGGCGGATCGGGTGGCGAAGATGGCACTTCTAATAGTGCGGGCGGCCATAGCTATCCTAACTTTGGTGCGACAGATAATGATAGTACCGGCATGCCTAGAACTACGGCAGAGGTATCGGCCGCAACTAACGGATATGCTTCAAACAAAGGTTCAAGTACTCGTTACTCAGGATCAGGAGGAATGTTTGGCGGCGGTGGAGCCGGTGGGGGAACCTCGCTCGGCGGTACGGCTTATTACTGTCAGGGTGGAAACGGTGGTGTCCGAGTTCTTTGGGGCCCGAATCGGTCTTTCCCAAGCACCAATGTTGGCTTTCTGTCTAATTTAAGTGGTTAAGTCATTGTTATACATAATTAATATTAGGAGAAAGAAATGTCTTTAAATCAACAGGAACACAATATTGCGCTTCATGCA